GACCACGACGGCATCCCCGACGCCGTCGACAAGTGCCCGAACTATCCCGAGGATCTCGAACCGTTCGATGACGAGGACGGTTGCCCCGATCCGGACAACGACAAGGACGGCTTCCCCGACGCGCAGGACAAGTGCCCGATGCAGGCCGAGACGCTGCAAGAGCGCATCCGGGCAAGGCGAGCGACAGTCGAGGACCGCTGCGAATTGGCAGCGCGGATCACGCCGACCGATCAGCACTTCGTCTGGTGGACCAATCTCAACTCCGAAGCCGAGATGCTGGCCAAGGCAATCCCCGGCGCTGTCAATCTCCACGGCGGCCTCAAGGATGACGAGAAAGAGCACATCCTGATCGACTTTAGCGAGGGGCGCATCCGTGTCCTTGTCACCAAAAGCTCCATCGCGGGATTCGGGATGAATTGGCAACATTGCCACGCAACCGGATTTGTCGGGCTCAACGATAGCTTCGAGCAATTCTATCAGGCGGTGCGCCGTTTCTGGCGGTTCGGGCAAACCAAGCCCGTCACCTGCCACATCATCGCTTCCGAGCTTGAGGGTGCGACCGTCGCCAACATCAAGCGCAAAGAAATGGACGCCGATCGCATGGCCGCCGCGATGGTCATGCACATGGCCGACCTATCGAGCGAGGCGGTGCGCGGCAGCGTCCGCGATACGCCGAATTACAATCCGCAACAGCCGATCAGGCTCCCCGCATTCTTGGAGGTCGCATGACAATCAACGCCGTCGATCAGGTCGTGAACGACCGCTACGCAATCTACCAGGGCGATAGCTGCGAGATCATCCGCGCCCTGCCCGGCGACAGCATCGGCTTTGGCGTCCACTCGCCGCCGTTCGAGGGGCTCTACAAGTTCAGCAATTTCGACCGCGACATCTCGAATAACGAGGGGCCGGGATTTTGGGAGCATTACGGATTTCTCATCTCGGAATTGCTGCGAGTCACCAAGCCGGGCCGTATCCACGCGGTCCACGTCATGCAGCTTCCGACCAGCAAGATCAGGCACGGCTATATCGGGATGCGCGATTTCCGTGGTGAAGTCATCCGCGCTTACGAGGACGCCGGCTGGATATTCCATAGCGAGGTCTGCATTTGGAAAGATCCGGTCGTCGCGCAACAACGCACCAAGTCGCTGCGGCTGCTCCACAAGCAGATCGTCAAGGACAGCGCGATGAGCGGGCAGGGGCTGGCGGATTACATCGTCAGCTTCCGCAAGCCGGGTGAAAACCCCGAGCCGGTCGCGGGCGGCTTCGATCGCTATATCGGCGACGGCCAGGAGCCTGACCGGGCAAAATACACAACGCCGATGGACGGTCGCAACTGGTATTCGATCGAGGTTTGGCAGCGCTACGCATCACCGGTCTGGACCGACATCAACCAGACGCGGACCCTTCAATATCGTGGCGGCCGTGACGAGAAGGACGAGGTTCATATCTCGCCGCTCCAGCTTGATGTGATCGAGCGATGCATCGATCTTTGGAGCAACCCCGGCGACACGGTTTTGACGCCATTCCTAGGCATCGGAAGCGAGGTTTATTGCGCCGTCAATATGGGCCGCAAGGGCATCGGCATTGAGTTGAAACCGTCCTATTTCGTGCAAGCCGTCAAGAATATCGCGGCGCTCGACAATCAGAACGCGGGACTATTCGCCGAGCCAGTCGCAGCATGAGGCGCTACGGAAATCGCAAGCGCACCCGCGCCGACATGACGCGCGCGGCTCAAGCGCTGCTGCTCAACGCTCGCGACCTAAGCCGCGTTACCGCGGAAACGCTGGTGCGCTCCTACGGATACAAGCCAGCGGAGGCCGAGCGCGAGCTTGCACAGGCGAAGGCGAGGCGGGGACATGGGTAAGCGCGCCGCTTTCGAAGACGCTTTCAATTTGCTCTGCCACCACAAGCTGGGCAGCGGCATCCACCGCGATGTGTTCGAGTGCCGGATGGACAGAAAGCTGGTCGTGAAGGTCGAAACCGACTTGCCGTGGCGCTATTTCGCAAACGTGCTGGAGATGAAGTTCTGGAACGATAACGAGCACCATGAACCTGTCGCCAGATGGCTAGCGCCTTGCGAATATCTGTCGCCTGATGGGCTAATCCTGCTCCAACGCCGCGCTGAGCCCCTGCGGGACATCGATAAGCTGCCCGAAAAGCTGCCGTCCTTTCTGACCGACGTGAAGCGCGACAATTATGGCTGGTTGGACGGCAGGGTCGTTTGTTTCGACTACGCTCTCAACATCTCCAACCCTTCGGCGCGACTTAAGAAGGCCGATTGGAAATGACGCAGCAAAGCGAACTTAGCATCCAGACGCTGTTCCGCTCGCGCTGTCGCATTCTGTGCCCCGGCGTCTGCCTGGTCGCGGTCCCGAATGGCGCCAAGCGGTCGCAATGGGAGGCGCAGCGGGCAAAGCGCGAGGGACTGGCGGCGGGTTTCCCCGACATCCTCTGCTTCTGGAAAGGCCCAGGCATTGCCGCGATTGAGTTTAAAGCGCCGAAGGGTAAGCTGAGCGACAACCAGGCCGAGTGGCTCGACCGGCTTACCGACCTTGGCATTCCCGCGACCGTCAGCCGCGATGCGGACCATGCGCTTGAGTTTCTTCGCCAGGCCGGCGCGCCATTTATTGGAGCGCTTTCGTGAACGCGCCCGATGTCTCCACCATGCGACCGCCCAGGCGCTCCGATTATGAGCCTATCGTCAAAGGCTTGCGCCCTCTGTGCGAAGGCGAGGAATTGATGCTGCGCTCGAGCCTCCTGCTGATGCGCGACCGCGCGATGGCGACCAAGCGGACCGCTTCCCCGGCGGGCTACGCGCTGCTCGATATGGTCGAACAGGTCACGTCCGGCGAGGCTTTCAATCACCGCCTGCCGATCGAGGAATTGCGCGAAATCCGGCGCCTGTGTGTTCAGTCCGTGATGATCGCCCGCGGCTTCGACGCGATCTACCAGCCTGCGCTCCCCGGAATCGAAGATGGGGAGGCGCATGGGAGTGGCTGACTTCGACGACCCGTTCGAGGGATACGCGCCCAACGAGCCCTCTGTGCCCGTCAAGCAACATGCTGACGAGATACCGCCCCACATCCGCGAAGTGCCGCTGCACGGCGATCCTATCCAGGTGCCGGCGCCGATCACCGCCACGCCGTTCACCTGGCGCGATGAGGCCGACATCCCGCGCCGGATGTGGCTCTACGGCAAGCACCTTCTCCGCCGTTTCGTTAGCGTCGATGTCGCCGCCGGCGGAACCGGCAAGTCGAGCGTCAAGATCGGCGAAGCGCTGGCGATGGCGTCGGGCCGCAACCTCTACGGCTTCGAAATCCACGACGGCCCGCTCAACGTCTGGCTCTACAACCTCGAGGATCCCGCCGAGGAAAGTGAACGCCGGATCCACGCCACCGCCAAGTGGTTCGACATCGCGCCGGCCGACGTGGAAGCGCGGCTGTTCGTCGACAGCGGCCGCGAGCAGCGCTGCGTCATCGCCACCGAAACCGAATACGGAGCCCGCATCGCCCAGCCGGTTTACGAGCAGATCAAGGCGCAAATCCTCGAGCGCAAGATCGACGTGCTCATCATCGACCCGTTCGTCTCAAGTCACGAAGTCAGCGAGAACGACAACCGCGCGATCGACGCCGTGGTCAAAGCCTGGGGCCGTCTCGCCGACGAATGCAATTGCTCGATCAACCTCGTCCACCACGTCCGCAAGGGCAACGGCACAGAAGCCAACGCCGACAGCGCCCGCGGCGCCAAAGCCCTGGTCGATGCGGCGAGAAGCGTGGTCGTGTTCAACCGCATGACCCCGGACGAAGCATCACTCGCCGGCGTCGCCGAGGACCAGCGCGGTTTCTATTTCAGAACACAGAATGACAAGGCAAACCTCGCCCCGCCCGACAAAGCGGCCTGGTATCGAATGAATAACGTCGCCCTCGATAATAGCGATCAGGTCGGGGTGGCGTGTCCGTGGAAGTGGCCGGAGCTGTTCGAAGGCATATCCACGTCGCATCTGATCGCAGTCCAGAAGGCCGTCGCCCAGGGGGAATGGCGGGCCGATCCACGCTCACCGCAATGGGTCGGGATTGCCATCGGCCGTGTCCTCGATCTCAACCCCGAGCAAGCGCGGAAACGCATCTCCAAACTGCTCAAGGAATGGATCGATAATGGCGCCCTCGAAGTGATCGAAAAACTCGACGACCAAAGCCGTCCGCGCAAGTTCGTGGTCGTCGGGAAATGGGTGACGGAATGACCAATCGCGACTGGAGGCTAACTGGAGACGACTGGAGCAGCGGAGGTTGCTCGTCTCCAGTCCCCCCTAAAGGGGTAAGACTGGAGAAACGCACCCAAGCTACCGAAGCTGACTGGAGGCGAACCCCATGACCCAGGCCCGCGCAATCGCCGGCGCCATATGCTGATGGAAACGGCAACGTCCCGCTATGCCAGGACTATTGCGCAGCTAGAGGCGGAAAGCCGACGGCGGTCTTTAACCGAATGCGAAAGCCGCGAGCTGGAAGAGGCAATTCGCCGATCACGCCCAAGCGACCAGCGGGTGTATTTCGTCTGGTTGCCCAAGCATGACTTGCTCATTGCCAAGATGCTGCGTCGGTCTCCGCGGCCGTCAGTGGCCCTTCTCGCCCAAACCATCGGGGTCAGCGAAGGTGCGATGTGGCGCCGGCTGCACATTCTGCGAAAGGCGGGCAAGATCGGCTATTTCAGCGCACCCGGCGGGACAGGGCGCTATTCGAGGGGCGATCGATGATCCGCAAAGGTTCAATGGCGGCAGGTAGGAGCGATAGGCTAAACGGAGCCCGCATATGGCTTCCGCTATTCCGCATCGGGCGCTTTTCGGTAGGACTATCGTTGAAGCCCAGGCTGCGGTTGACGTGTGGGATGAGGTTGAAATGAGCGGACGTCCGTCAAAATACCAGGACGACTATTGCGAGCAGGTAATCGCTCACCTGAGTGAAGGGGCGAGCCTGACATCATTCGCCGCGGAAATCGGCGTTGCAAGATCGACCATCAACGAATGGATGGGAGCTCACCCTGAGTTTTCGGAAGCATGCGCGCGCGCCAAAGCCAAATGCGCCGCGTGGTGGGAGCGCGTGAACCGCAATCTTGCCGTGTCCGGGATCGGCAACCAAGGGGCGTGCAAGCTCGGGCTGACAAATATGGCGGCGGACGATTGGCGCGAGAAGCAGGAAATCGAGCACAGAGGCGGAGTCACCGTGCAGGCAGCCCGCTTCGACGAGGACTTGTGAGCTTCCATTTCACAACGAAGCAGTGGCAAGCCCAGGAAATCCTGTCGGGCAGTGCGAAACACTTGATGCTGTTCGGCGGGTCGCGGTCCGGGAAGACGTTCCTCTTGGTTCGCAACGTCGTTATGCGGGCGATGAAGGCCGCTGGCTCTCGCCATGTGATCTTCCGCTATCGGTTTAATTCGGTGAAGGCATCGGTTATCGCGGACACGTTCCCGAAGGTTATGCGGCGTGCATTTCACGAGGTGGCCTACAAGCTCGACAAGACCGACTGGTATGCGACGTTCCCGAACGGCTCGCAGCTATGGTTCGGCGGGTTGGACGATGCCGAACGCGCCGAGAAGATTTTGGGAATGGAGTTCGCGACGATCTATTTCAACGAGTGTTCGCAAATACCGTACGAAAGCCGGAACGTTGCGATAACCCGCCTGGCGCAGAGCGTCGACCAAGAGATCAGCGGCAGCGATGGGAGACCGCTCAAGCCTCGAATTTATTATGACGAAAACCCGCCGTCCAAGGGGCACTGGACTTATCGGTTGTTCATTCAAAAAGTTGATCCCGAAACGCGGCAGCCAGTTCGCAATGTCGACGACTATGTGTCGTTCAAACTCAACCCGTCCGACAATGCGGAGAACATCGCCGGCGATTATCTCGACACGCTGCAAAGCATGTCGGCCCGCCTCAGGAAGCGGTTTCTTGATGGCGAATTTGGCGACGAAACACCGGGCGGCCTGTTCCATGACGAGATCATCGAAACTTGGCGCGTCACCGACGGCATAGTGCCGCAGATGGTTCGCGTAGTCGTCGGCGTGGATCCTTCGGGCTCGGGTGATGTGGACAATGCCGATAACGATGCAATCGGGATCGTCGTTGCCGGGCTTGGCCTGGACGGAAATGCCTACATCATGGAGGATTGCACGGTGAAGGCTGGGCCTGCGACATGGGGGAAGGTCGCGACTGACGCATTCGACCGGCACCAGGCCAACATCATCGTCGGCGAAACGAACTATGGTGGCGCAATGGTTAATGCGACCATCCAGACAGCGCGGTCACGTACGCCGTTTAAGCAGGTGACGGCCACAAGGGGGAAGGCGGTCAGAGCCGAGCCGTTTTCAGCGTTGTACGAACAGGGGAAGGTTCGGCACGTCGGCCGCTTCCCGGAGCTGGAGGACGAGCTGACGTCGTTCACGATCTACGGCTTCACTGGCGGCGGATCACCCAATCGGGCTGATGCGGCTATCTGGGCGCTCGCTGAATTGTTTCCGGGCCTGACGAAGCCAAGGGCGGAAAAGCAGCCGATGGTTGCCATCCCGTCGATGGCCACGGCGTTCGCGAGGTAAGCAAAGGTTCAAAAGCCGCTCGCTAAGCCAGCGCTTATGGTCGCGCCATGGCGATCTACCAGCATAACGAAGCACTGGACGAGGTCAACGCCGAGCCGGATGACGATCGCCTCGCCGAGGTCCATGATCGCGCCCTGCGCCGCTTCGACGCGACCATCTCCCCACAACAGGACATCCGGGCTCATGCCCTGCTTGCCCGCCGCTTCATTTCGGTCCCGGGTGCGCAATGGGACGGTGACTGGGGCTCGCAGTTCGAGAACAGCCCGAGGGTCGAGATCGACAAGCTCTCCAAGGGCGTCGACAAGATCGTCAATGATTACCGCCAGAACCGGATTGTGCCCGACTTTCGTCCGGCCGGCGGCAACAGCGACAGCGAAACGGCGGCGACGCTCGACGGCATCCACCGCGCTGACAGCTACAATTACAAGGCGCAGCAGTCCCGCGATAACGCGTTCGAGGAAGCCGCGGCCGGTGGATTTGGTGCCTATCGCCTGACCAACGAATGGGCGGACCCGTTCGACAAGACTTCCGACGAGCAGCGCATCAACCCGGCGATGACGATTGCCGATGCTGACCAGCGGGTGTTCTTCGATGGCAACTCCAAGCTCTACGACAAGTCGGACGCACGCTATGCCTTCGTCCTGACCGCCGACACGCGCGAGGCGTTCGAAGAGGAGCATCCCGACGCGGCCGTGTCATGGCCCGAGGGCGCAAAGCTGTACACGTTCGACTGGTTCACACCCGACGTCATCATCAAGTGCGAATATTACGAGGTCGAGGACCGCGACGAGAAATTGCTGATCCTGACGCACAAGGTGTCGGGCGAGGAACAGCGGGAATGGTCGGGCGACATATCGACCGAAGAGCTGGACGAAATGCGCAAGCAGGGCTGGGAGGTCAAATCTCGCCGCCAGAAGCGCCGCCGCGTCCACAAGTACCTGATGAGCGGACAAGAGGTGCTCAAGGATCAGGGCTTCATCGCCGGCAATTGCATCCCCATCGTGCCGGTCTATGGCAAGCGCTGGTTCGTCGATAACCAGGAGCGGTTCCGCGGCTATGTCTCCAAGCGGATGGACGCGCAGCGGATTTACAATGCGATGGTCTCGAACATTGCCGAAACGGACTCGCTGGCGCCGCGCGAAATGCCGATCTTCGCCGCCGAGCAAATGCCGCCCAACCTCGCCACATTGTGGGCCGAGCAGAACATCAAGCGCCATCCCTATGCGCTGGTAAACCCGCTGATTGATCCGACAACTGGGTCGATCGTCAGCGCCGGTCCGATCGGCAAGATCGAGGCGCCGCAGGTCTCGCCGTCGAAGGCCGCATTGCTCCAGATCGCAAGCTCCGATTTAAGCGACGAGGATCAGGACGCTGACCAGGTTCAGGCCAATGTGTCGGCGGATGCGATGGAGCTGGCCCAGACGCGCGTCGACGCCAAGTCCGGCATCTATCTCGATAACATGCGCCAGTCGGTTCAGCGCGAGGGCGAGGTTTACCTGTCGATGGCGCGCGACGTGTACTTCGAGCCGGGTCGCACGGTTGAGACGATGTCCGAAGAGGGCGATGACGGCGAGGCGACGTTGCATGAACCCAAGACCGACAGCCAAGGGCAATTCCGCATCGTCAACGACTTCGCTTGCGGCAAGTACAAGGTCATGGCCGATGTCACCGAAGCCACCGCGACGCGCCGCGACAAGGCGGTGCGCTCAAGCCTTAGCATCGCACAGGTTGCCCAGGCTGCGGGCGATCAGGACCTGGCGCAGATCGCTATCCTGACCGCCGTCATGAACCAGGAAGGCGAGGGCATGGGCGACTTCCAGAAATACGCCCGCCAGCGGCTTGTGTTGAAGGGCGTTGTCGAGCCTACGGACGAAGAGAAACAGCAGATGGAGCAGGCGCAAGCGAACCAGCAGCCTGACCCGGCGCAGGAACTGGCGACCGCCAAAGCCGCCGATCTGGTCGCCAGCGCGAAGCTCAAGGAAGCACAAGCGGGCAAGGCCGAGGTCGACGCCGGCCAGTCGAAAGCGTCCACCGTGCTCAAACTCGCGCAGGCATCAACGCTCGGCGGCCCGGAATCCCCGCCGGCGGTCCCCGACGGGCTCGAGGCCGCGCACAAAGTCGCTCAGATCGGGAAGACGGCGGCCGAGGCGGACCATCTGCGCGCAACCACTCAGCACTTGCCCGAGCAATTGTCGATCGAGGCACATAACGCCGAGACCAACCGGTTGAAGGTAGCAAGCGGAAGGCAGGTGAACTGATGAACATCAAACGCAAGCGCCGAACCATTAGCATCGGCCCGCTGCGTAGGCCCGTCGACGTAATGGCGGAGCGCAAGGCAATGTTCGAGGAATGGCTGCGCGAGGCGAACGAAATCATCACCGAAGGATAAGGCCGCAAAGGTTCAAAAGCGTGGCTCCCCTGCCGCGCCTAACTTTCCCTCTTACGGCACCCGCCAAGCCGAGATTGGTGAGCGAAGGGGATGATCATGGCCGACGAGCTGGACGACGAAGAACTGCTGCTCACCGATGAGGTAAAGCCTGGAACGGGCGAAGCGCAGGACGACCCACCAGAAGATCAGGACGAGGACGAGCTTGAGGTAACGCTCGGCGAAGAGCCCGCCGCGCCTTCGAGTGAGCGCGAAAGCGGCCTGGCCAAGCACCTACGCGCCGAGATCAGCCGCCGGGACAAGGAGCTGGCCGACCTTCGCCGCGCCGTCCCGCAGGCCCAAAAAATCGAGGTGGGCCCCGAGCCCACGCTTGAAGACTGCGAATATGACGAGGACAAGTTCAAGGCGCGGTGGAAAGAGTGGGACAGCCGGACCGAACAGGCGCAGGCCGCGGAAAGCCAATCCGAACAGCAGCAGCGCGAAGCCAGTGAGGCGTGGCAAAGTGAACTTAGGGTGTTCGAGACCAAGCGCGCCGAATTGAAGACCCCGCAAGCCCAGGAAGCGATCGACACCGCTATCGCATCACTGAACGCGGTCCAGCAGGCGGTGATTGTCAAAGCGGCGGACAACGCGGCGAACGTCCTGTGCGCGCTCGGCATGTATCCCGCCAAGCTGGCCGAGATTGCCGCCATTACCGACCCGCTAAAGCAGGCAGTGGCTATCGCCAAACTGGAAGGAACCCTGAAAGTGACGACACGCCGCAGAGCCCCGGACCCGGAAGAGATCGCCAGCGGCAGCGCGCCGATCCACGCCACCGACAAGACGCTTCAGCGGCTCGAAAAGGAAGCCGACAAGACCAACGATCGCACAGCGCTGATCCGGTACAAGCAGCAGCTCGCGGCAAAGGGCAAATAGCCCGCAAAGGTTCAAAAGCCTCGAACCCACGCCGAGGTTAGAACAACAGCCAGCCGCTCAATCCAGCGACCTCCGGCTGTGACGGGAGAGCATCAGAGGCGGATTTCCGGGCAAGCGCCCGAGGTTTCGTTTTTGCTCTCTTTTCACAAGGATTTTCGACGTGGCAAATAGCTTCACAACCCAAGAACAGATCATGTTCGACGACATGATCGCCCGATTCGATGACGCGCTGATTATCGGCCGTCTCGCAACGAAATATCCGGTCCCCGCGCCAGAGATGATGGAGCGCGCCCGCGACGTCTTCTGGATTCCGGCGCCGATGATTGGTTCAAGCTATAACGGCTTCGACCAGACCGCCAACTTCGGTTCGCTGACCGAGACTGAAATCGCGGTGTCGATCGGCTACCACAAGTCGGACCCGCGCACCCTTTCTGCCAAGAACCTGCGTAACGAGACGGTTCTCAAGCAGTGGGGCAAGGCCGCCCGTCAGAAGCTCGCTTCGGACATCAACTATGCGCTGTTCCAGACCGTTGCCCTTCAGGGCTCGGTTACGGTCAAGCGTACGGTTTCCGCGACGGGTTATGACGACGTTTCGCTTGCCGATGCGGCATTGACCGAAATCGGCGCGCCGATGTCCGATCGTGTGTTCGTCGCTTCCCCGCGTACCGCCAACCTGATCGCCGGCGATCTCGCCAAGCGTTCGATGTATCCGGGCAGCCCCTCGGTTACGGCATATGAAAAAGCCCAGATCGGGATCGGCGTGGCTGGCTTCGACGTCTACAAGAACGACCAGTCGCTCAACCTCGGCCCGGCAACGGGTGGTGTGACCACGGTGAACGGCGCCAACCAATATTATGTGCCCGCCGCGACGCAGGTGGATAGTCTTGGCGTCGCGACCAACGTCGACAACCGCTACTCAAACCTGACCGTCACCGCCGCCACTTATGCGAACATCAAGGCCGGTGATGCCTTCACGATCGTCGGCGTCAACTCAATCCACATGATCTCGAAGCAGGATAGCGGCCAGCTTCAGACCTTCCGAGTGATCTCCAAGCCCTCGGCGGGCGTCATTCAGGTTGCTCCGGCAATCATTTCGAATGGCGGCGGCACCCGGCCTGAAGCGGAATACCAGAACGTCACCGCGGCCCCGGCGAATGGCGCGGCGATTACCTGGCTCAATACCGTGTCGGCACCGCTCAACCCGTTCTTCGTGCGCGACTCGCTGTTGCTGCTCCCGGGCAGTTACTCGGTCGATCCGCAGGACGGCTGGCAGGTGATGCGTGCAACGACCGATCTGGGCATTGCGCTGACATACACCCGCCAGGGGAACATCAACGACCTCAGCGTCAAGGCCCGTTTCGACGTGGACTTCGGGACCGCGCTGACCAGTCCGCAGATGGCCGGCATCGAACTGTTCAACCAGACTTAAGCGAGTTGGCGATGTCGGCTTTCCCCGGCCGGTGTCGCCAAACTTCCCTCGATACGGAGCAAAGACAATGGCAGACGACAAAAGCACCACCAAGAACCTCCAGGCGGCCCGCAAAGCCTCGATGGAGCAGACGGCCAAGAACGTCGAGGCCAATTCCGGCCTGAAGGCGCCGACCGGCGCGGCGTTGCAGAAAGCGCAGCAGGACGGCGCTGTCGAGGCGGTCAAGGAAAGCGCCAAGGATACCTACAAGGCGCTGACCGATGGCGCGCTTCCGGGAGGCGAGCCGGGCCGGCAGTTCACCGGCATGGACGACATCATGCAATATGCCGGCATTCTCGATCTCGGCATCGACGAGTTCAAGCAGCGCGTCGAAAAGGGCGGTCCGGTTCCTGAAGAAAAGGTAGCCGGTTTGCTCAGCCTCGAACGCGCGGGCAAGAACCGCACGCCCTATGTCCAGGCGCTTAAAGCGCGGCTCGGCATCAAGCATGTTTACGAAGTTACGACTGCGGGCCCCGGGTACACCAACGACGTACACCCCGTCAGCGATCTCTAGGCGATAGGCAAATGCTCGGGGCTGGTCGCGTGGAAGTCGCGGCCGGCCCCTTTTCATAAGGACCGGCAATGGTCGCCATCCCGTACAGTGACACCGGAGCGCCGAAGCGGGCGATCATCGAGATGGCGTACGAGGAATGCGGGTCGGCGGGCTATGAGTTCGAGCGCACGCCCGAGGAAGTAGCCGCGGCGATCCGCGAACTTAATTATATGATGTACGAGTGGCCCTTCAGCTTGCTCGGCTATGTTCAGGCGCCGATGGGCCTGGGCGATCCGGACAGCTTGAGCGGCATCCCACTTGACGCGGTGAGCGCGGTTGCCAAGCATCTGGCGCTACGCATCGCGCCGAAGATGGGCGCTACACAGTCGCCAGAAAGCAAGATCGCGCTGTCGCGGTCGCTGCTGATGCTGCAGGCCCAGTACGCATCCATCCCCGACGGCGACTTGGCCGCGGACACGATCTCGGGCGCGGGCAATCGCGGGCGGACATGGCCTTATATTAACGAAAGCGGCCTGCCCGAGCTTTCCGATGATCCGGGCGATCTGGCGGGTCTTGTCTGATGGGCATCCTCGTCCAACGGCTTCAGGACTTGGCCACCAAGGTTCACACGGCACTGCTCGCCAAGGAGGATGCGATCCTTCCGGGCTCGCCGTCGCAATTCTGGCGCGGCGACAAGACCTGGGCGTCGCCTTCGGGCGGTTCGGGCACGGTGCTGAACAAGATCGCCGGTTATACCGAGGTCGCGATGGCCGGCGACATATTAGCGCTGTGCACCCTGACCGCTGGCTTTACGGTCGTGCTCCCCACCGCGGTCGGGAACGGCGCGCGGCTGAGCTTCAAGAAGATGCTGGCCGCTGGCGCAATCGTGATCGACGGGGCCGGTACTGAGACCATCGACGGTGGTCTGACCGCGACGCTCAATAACCAGTTCGAGAGCATCTCGCTGATTAGCAACGGCGCTAATTGGGTGATCGTCTAATGGCCTATTCTCCGCTCCCGCCGCTGGGCAGCGCGGTCAAGGCCGCATCGCTTCCGGTCGTAATCGCCAGCGACCAGACGGTGCCGGTCAGCGGCACGATCACAGCCAGCATCAGCGGCTCCGCCGCCGTCACCGGCACGTTCTGGCAAGGCACTCAACCCGTCAGCCTCGCCGCCCTCCCCGCGCTCGCTACGGGCGGGAATGTAATTGGCGGGGTTACGCAATCGGGCGCGTGGAGCGTCACTGTCAGCGGGACGACCGCAATCAGCGCGGCGAGCCTGCCGCTTCCGGCGGGCGCATCGACCAGTGCCAAGCAACCTGCGCTCGGCATAGCAGGAACGGCATCCACCGACGTCCTGACGGTTCAGGGCATTGCGTCGATGACCGCGCTCAAGGTTGATGCATCGGCGACGACGCAACCCGTTTCCGGGACAGTTACCGCCAATGCGGGCAGCGGAACGTTCGCGGTTAGCGGCACTTTCTGGCAGGCCACTCAGCCTGTTTCCGGGACCGTCACGGCGAACGCTGGTAGCGGCACCTTTGCCATCTCAGCTGCGTCGCTTCCGCTCCCGACCGGGGCTGCTGCCGACGCCACGCTGACTGGTGGCACGGCCAAGGCCATCAACCGCGGCGGTGCCAAGGGAACGACCACCGCCGCTGATGTGACATCTACTGCATCGGGCGCGAACCATCAGCCGATGGACGTGGCGATCTACGACGCATCGGGCAATCTCAAAGACCCAACCGCGATCCGGGCGCTGACCTCATCCGATCAGGTGACGGTCGCCAACGCGTCGCTCGCGGTGACGGGCACATTCTGGCAGGCGACCCAGCCCGTCAGCGGCACGGTTTCAGTCAATGCGCTTCCGACTGGCTCGAATGTCATCGGAGCGCTGACTGCGAACCAGAGCGTGAACGTCAGCCAGATTAATGGCGTCACTGCGCTCATGGGCAATGGCGTCACCGGGACTGGCTCGCCGCGCGTCACGATAGCCAGCGACAATACGGCCTTTAGCGTCAACCCTGCGCAGTTCGTCAATTCCGCCGATACGACCATGCAGAGCGCGGCGACGGCGACCGGCAACGGTACGGTCCTGCCGATTACCGGCTATGGCACCGCCTTAGTCCAGATTACCGGCACGTTCGTCGGGACCGTCACCTTCGAGGGGACCGAGGACGGCACAAACTTTGTCTCTGTCGGGGCGACCCAACTTAGCACTGGGGCTATTTCGGCCACCGCCACGACCCCGGACATTTATCGCCTGTCAGTCGGTGGCCTGGCCAGCCTTCGCGCCCGCATTTCGGCTTATACATCAGGCTCGATCACAGCGCTCGGGCGCACAACCAACGCGCCTTATCCGACCAAGTATGTGATCGCGGCTGGAAACGTTGCCAGTGGCGCGACTGACAGTGGCAACCCGGTTAAAGTAGGCGGGGTATACAACTCCTCACCGCCGTTGCCATCCTCAGGCCAGCGATATGATCTTCAGGTCAATGCCTACGGCACCCTAAAGGTCGCGTTGCAAGATGGCACCGCAACGAATTTCGCCGGAACCGCTCCGGCTGATGCACTGGTTAATGCGAGCTACTACGGTCTTGCCACCATCGGTTTCAATCACGTCTATAACGGCACCACATGGGATCGGGCGCGCGGCGATACGACGGCGGGGTCGTGGGTTCAACTCAAGGCGGCGATCCCAACCGGCTCGAATGTAATCGGCGCGCTGACCTCGAACCAGAGCGTTAACCTCGCACAACTCGTTGGAACCGCGACCGACGTAAACTCAGGCGTCAAGTCCGCTGGCACCCTTCGTGTTGTTCTGGCCACCGACCAGCCAGCCCTGACGAACAAGCTGTTGGTGACGCCGGATTCTGTGGCACTCCCAGCCAACCAAAGCACCAACGTAAGCCAAATCAACGCCGTCACCCCGCTCATGGGCAACGGTGTAACTGGCACCGGCTCGCTGCGGGTCACGATTGCCTCGAACAACACCGCCTTCACGGTCAACAATACCCCGACTACGCCGACCGCTTCGACAATCAGTTCCGCCGCCACGACCAATGCGACCAGCATCAAGGCATCGGCGGGCGTGCTTCATTCCGTTTCCGCATCGAATGTCGGCGCGGCAGCGGCTTTCCTCAAACTGTATAACAAAGCTTCGGCCCCGACTGTCGGCACTGACGTTCCGGTCCTCACCATCCCCATCGCAGCTTCGGGCGTCGTTAACCTGACGTTCGGCGCGACTGGAATGGCGCTCGGCACCGGCGTTGCGCTGGCGATCACCAACCTGGTCGCGGATGCCGACACTACGGCGATCGCGGCGGCGCAGGTCAAGGTGATGACGAGCTATATCTGATGCAGATACCTCTACTCTACGGCGTCGGCGCAACCGAAGCAGCTGAGTTTATCCAGACCGTCCCGCTCAACCTCGAGCCAATCATTCTCGACAACAAGATTTCCAAGGGCCAGCTGCGCCAAGCGTGGGGCACGGTCCCGTTCGCGGTTGGCCCCGGGGTCGACCGCGGCGGCATCAACTGGAACGGCGCGTGCTACCGCGTCATGGGCACCAGTCTCGTGCGAGTAAACGCCGATGCGACGATTGATACGTTGGGCGACGTGGGCGGGGTCGATCCGTGCACCTTCACCTATGGCTTCGACAGACTGGCGATCCGCAGCGACACCAATCTTTATTATTGGGACGGAACGGCTTTAACGCAGGTCACTGACGAGGACCTGGGCACGGTTATCGACCTCATCTGGATCGACGGCTTCTTTATGACGACTGATGGGACCTACGTTGTCGTCACCGAACTGTCTGACCCAACATCAGTCAAGCCGCTCAAATACGGCTCGGCCGAGGAAGACCCTGACGCCGTTACCGGACTGATTAAGTTCTCCGACGAAGCCTACGTCCTTGGCCAATACACGATTCAGGTGTTCCAGAATGTCGGCGGCAATGGCTTCCCGTTCGCTCCGGTGCGGGGCGGGACGATCCCCTACGGCTGCGTCGGGCCGCTCGCCAAGACCTTGTTCGGCGGAAGCTTCGCCTTTGTCGGATCGGCCAAGAACGAAGCCCTCGGCGTATTCATGGCGGGGCAAGGGGTTGCGACCAAGATCAGCAACCGCGAAATGGACGATGCGCTCGCCGCCGCGGAAGATACAGTCACCATCGTACTCGACAACCGCGTGTCGAAGGACGAGGCGCGGCTTTTCGTGCACTTGCCCACTGAAACATGGGTCTTCATGCTCCATGCTTCCCACAAGGTCGGCGAGCCGGTTTGGTATCGGCTGCAATCGGGCGCGGGCAATCCGTACCGGCTCCGGCATCCGGTCAATGTCTACGGCCAGACGATGGTCGGCGATACCCAGACATCCGGGCTCGGGACGCTCAGCGATACGGTCTCCAGCCAATTCGGCGAGGCAGCGCAATGGCAGTTCGATGCCGGGCTGCTCTACAACGACGCCAAGGGGGTGATTGTGCACTCGGTTGAACTCGTCGGGCTTCCCGGACGCGGCAACGGGACGATCTTCCTTTCCATGACGCAGGACGGAGAAACCTATAGTCCGGAGCGCGCACTCAGTTACACGCTAGGCGACCGCAACAAGCGCTTGCAGTGGCGTCCCCACACACGGTTCGCTCAACGTATGGGGCTCAGGTTCCGCGGCTACGATACGGCCGTCAACGGCTTCGCGGCGATTGAGCTGACCGCCGCCCCGTTGACGGTATGAGCCAGATCCCGCGCGATCTGCTGGCCCGGGCCTTCCCCAATATGCCGCGGCTCTGGGCGGCGTTCGAGGATCAAGCCGACAAGGTGTATGTCGAGCATGACGCGCGCATTTCAGACACCGAGACCAAACTGGGTGAAGTCGACGGCGCGGTCGCGGCAGTAACGAGCGGCCGCGTGCAGCCGGCCAACCCGCTTTTGGACGCAATTTCGGCCCTGCCGGACACGCCAGGCGCGATCGAGCAAGTGGCGACCGGAGTTATCGGGGTCCGGCCAATCGACGCTGCCGACACCCATAGCCTCCTCAGCCGCGCCATCGCCGATACCCGTTATGCTTTGGGGCGAGTTACGCCTGCAACCAGCACCAGCCCCGGTGCGCCCGGGCAGTATTCGTGGGACGCCAATCATTTATATATTTGCGTCGCCTCGAACACCTGGATGCGCGTTACGGTCGCCACTTTCTAGGCGCAAAGGTTCAAAAGCAGCATCACCGTCAGGGCGGTAAGGTTCCTCGCGCAACGCCGTAGCTGCGCGGGAGATACCTCTTGGGCCTCTTTTCGTTCATTGGTGGCCTACTCGGCGGACAGTCCCAAAAATCCGCCATTCGCCACGCCTCCGACCAGCAAATTGCTATGGAGAAGGAGGCGCTTGCTCAGCAGCAGCAGCAGTTCGGCGTCACGCAGCAGAACCTGTCGCCGTGGATCACCACAGGCACCGGAGCGCTCGGTGCCGAAAGCAATTTGCTCGGCCTCGGAGGAAACGATGCGCAGCAGGCCGCGATTAACGCCTTAATGCAAAGTCCAGGCTACCAAAGCCTCTACCGAAACGGGCTCGAGGCCAACCTTCAGAACGCCAGCGCGACGGGCGGGATTCGCGGCGGCAATGAGGTGCGAAGTCTGGCCGACTTTGGCGCGGATACGCTCGCCCAAACTATCCAGCAGCAGCTCGCCAATTTGGGCGGCATTTCAAACCAGGGCCTCGGCGCTGCGACTGGGCTGGGTGGCCTTAGTCAGGCCAATTCCAACGCGCAGACGGGCCTGTATGGCGCGATGGGCGCATCCAGGGCTGGTGCGACCTCGCAGATCGGCGGGATTAATGCTGGTATGTGGAACAGCGCCGGCGGCTTCCTCGATAGCCTGGCCAGCATGATCCCCGGCTTGGGCGGCGCGTCCAGCATCTTTAAGGGCATCTAAGTGTCCGAGTACGATCCGGTCGATTATGCTTCACTGGTGGCGGCGGGCAAGGCGCTGGTCCCAGATTATGTGACGCAGCAACTCCAGCGCCAGATGGGGCAGGCGCAGGTTCAACAGGCGCAGCTCGAAAACGTGAAGGCCGCGGCGGATGCCAGCGAGGACCTCTCGTTCCACCACGATTTAACGCAAACCATGCTTCACCCGAGCGCGGATAACGTCTCGGCGCTGATCATGCGCCATCCCAAATATGCCGAGCAGATCAAAACCGGCTGGGATGTGCAGGACAAGACGACCAAGGATGCCGACTTTCACCAGCAGGCCCAAATCTACTCGGCCGCGGCCGGCGGATATTATGACCAGGCAGCGGCGTCGCTACAGACGCGGCTCGATGCCGAGAAGGCCGGTGGCCTGCCCGTCGATCCTGCCGATGAAGCGATCCTGACCGCGCTAAAGTCCAAAGACCCAGTGCAGCAAAAGGCCGTTGTCGGCACGCTCGCGTTCCACATGGCCGCCGCAAACCCGGACAAGATGGACTCGATCCTGGGCGCGCTCGATAAAGACAAGGGCTTCACGCTTGGCCAAGGCGAGACGCGCTATGACGAAAATGGCAAGCCCATCGCGTCGGTTGCCGCAAAACCGGATTATCTCGTCATCCCGCAAGGCGGCAAGGCAGTTCCGCTCAATGCGGCCGCAGCGGGCATTCCTACGGAAGGAGGTGATCCGGCATCTACTGGCGCTCCTCCTGCGACTGGTGGCGGCAAACTCGACCCGATCGCCTTCTTCCACCAGTTCGTAGCCCCCCATGAAGGCGGATATGCCGCGCATGACGCGAATGGGGCGCCAGTCAATCACGGCATCAACCAATCGGCCAATCCCGGCGTGGACGTCGCCAATCTTTCGACCGACGACGCAGCCAAGATTTTCGCCGATAAGTATTTCAAGGCCAGCGGCGCGGCTGATCTGCCGCCCGCACTCGCTGCGGTTCACGCCGATACCTCATTCATCAATCCCAAGCGTGCGCAGCAGTTTCTTGCCTCTTCGGGAGGCGACCCGGCGAAGTATATGCAGCTGCGCCAAGCGTGGATGGGGAGCCTCGTCGCCAGCGATCCTGCTAAATATGGCAAATATGCGAAGGCATGGGGCAACCGTAATCGCGATTTAAGCGCTTATGCGGCGCAAGTGGGCGGTGACGCCCCGCAAGTCGCTGGCGGCCCTACAGCGCACCCCGGCGACGCTCCAGGCACGATATACGGCAGTCCCGTCCCACAGGCCCGCACGCTCACCGCAGCCGAAGCCGAAGCGAAGGGGTTGGATTCGGCCAAGGTCTACGAACAGAAGCCGGACGGCTCTATGAGCGCGGTGGGCGATGCGACTGCCGACGAATCCCTGCCCGGCAACACGAACCTAACGGGTCCGGCGTATTTCAACTCGCTGCCCAAAGGGCTCCAGCCGATCATCCGGACCATCGTGGACGGTCGTTTCCCGATTAGCGCCAAGATGACCTCGCCCAACGTCATCAAGTATTTCAAGATCGCCGCAGTGGTGGACCCGTCGATCGACGCGAGCACTTATCAACGGCGCGTTGCGACACAGCGCGACTTTTCTTCTGGCGGCAAGAGCGGGCAGGCACTTACCAGCGCGCGCACGGTTATCAACCATCTGTATAATATCGCCTACGCGTCAGAGAAAATTGGCGGAGTGGGCTTTACGCCCGCCAATGAACTCAGCAATTGGTGGAAGCGTAAGCAAAGCGACCCCGAGCTGCAGCACTATTTGGGAACATTGACGCCACTTTCGATGGAGTTGCCCAAGTTCCTCGGCGGTAAGGCTCCAACAATCCATGACATTGCCCAAACCCGAGAAGATTTTTCACCGGACAAGGGGCCTGGCGCTCGGCGCGCACAGATCGGAACGACGCTCGATCTGATGAACGGCCGTTTTGACCCAATCGTTCAGGCCTATGCGCAGGGCATGAACAAGAACTCGGACATCACAGAACTTCTCTCGCAGGCCCCGAACGGCTCGGTAGCCGCTGCCAAGCTTCGCGCGCTGCAAAACTATGCTGCTGGCGGTCATTTGGATGATGTGAAAGGTGGAAGCGCGAAGGCCGCCGCTCCGCCCAAGCTGCCCGCTGGCGCGCATCCAGTCGGGACCTACCAGGGCAAGACTGTCTATCAGTGGCGCGATACCAATGGGCAGCCCCATCGGGCCGTCGCGCAGTGAGCGACACGGGCCTCCAGGAAATTCCGCTCGACGCGCCGCTTGACCATGAACAGCCAGGTGGAGCGGCTCATGCCGATGCTGCGCCGCCTGCTGTCCATGTCCCGGAACTAACAACCGAGCAGAAGCAAGCGATCCTGAATTACATTCCCAAAGCGAAAGACGGTGCCGATCTTGACTCGTACGTCAGCCAGCTAACAAACAAGGGGTTAGGTATACCCAAAGCGCAGGACGTAATTGACGCGTACCACCGCGGCGCCCGCCAGTTTTCCTTGCACCAGATCGCCGCCCCAGTCCCCGCGCAACCGCAAGCCGCTCCTGCCGAACACCCCCCCGAAGGCATGGCCGAGATTCCCGCCGACGCGAAGGTCGATTATGGCACGGCGTCGGGACTGTCCCCGGACGAGATCAAGGCGCGGGTCGAGAAGCTGCCGCCGTTGATGCGGCCGGGCCTGAGCGACCTTGGTGTGTCGAGCATGGTCGCGGGGCTGGACAATGAAGGCGCCGCTGTAGCGCAAGCTGTCGGCGCAATGCTGCTCCATCCGGAGGAAAGTATCCGCACGCACGGCCAGAATATTGCTGACGCCTACCATGTAGGTCGGACCAACGCGCTGATGATGGACGATTATGTCAGGTTGCAGCATCCGGACCTCGCGCCAGTAGCCGAGATCGGCGGCGCCTTGGCCAATCCGCTTGGGGGGGAAGCGAAGGGCGTAGTTGGGTTGGCGAAACTCGGACTGGGATATGGCGTGGTTTCCGGCTTCGAGCAGGGCAATGGAACGGTCCAGGATCGCCTCAAGGACGCCGCAGAGTCCGGGGTGATCGGAATGGTTGCCGCACCTGCAGTGGGCGCCGTCGTGAAGGCTCCTGGCGCCGTCAAGCGCCTGTTCGAAGCGCGCCCTTTGAACGAGGTAGGCGCCGCCGCGGAGCGCCAAGGTCTCGATCTCTTGCCGGCTGACGTTGGCGGCCCCGTTACGCGCGGTCTCACCGCCGCCACCGTGCAGACGCCGCTGGGTGCCCCGAGCATCATCCACGGTGCGCAGCGCTTGAATGATCAGGCGGCCGGCGTAGTCGACCGCGTGGCCAATGATATGGGGGCGCCCCTCGATGCCGAAGGGGCCGGCCAGGCTGCGGTCGAGGGCGCGAACAAATACATCAAACTCAGTTCAAAGTTGGGCGGGCGGATGTACGACGCCGCTGCCGCCAAGGCAGGGGATACCTCGGTCGACCCAGTCGGGGCTCGCGCGGTGCTAGACGATCAGATTGCACGTCTTGAAGCGGTTCCCGGCGGCGGCGCTGGTCTAGCCGAAGCCAAGGCGTTGCGCGCGAGTTTAGAGGGCAAGTTTTCCGTTCAGGGGGTGCGTGACATGCGCACCGAAATGTTCGTCGCTCCGGAGCTTCGCGGGGGTCCTGTCGAGGCTCGCCAGAAGGGAGTAGTCACCGCGGCTGCGCAGGACGTGGTCAATAGCTTGCGCGCGGCCGGCAAGGGCGACGCGGCCGACGCGTTTCAAGCAGCGGACAAGAACTGGCAGCAGCGGCTCCAGACGATCGACGGGATTATTCAGCCCATTATAGGTCGCAAAGGCGAGAAGTCGGGCGAGCAGGTCATCCTGGCGCTCAACGCGGCATCAAAATCAAATAATGCGAGGCTGGCCGGCTTCGTCCGCAACTTGCCAGACGAAGAGCAGGGCGTCGTCCGGGCAAGCCTGCTTTCCCCGCTGGGCAAGGACAAGGACGGCAATTTCGCGCTGAGCCGCTTCGCCACCGATTGGAAAGCGATCGGCGACACGGCCAAAAGCGCGCTGTTCGCGCCCGAAGCGCGCGCGGCACTGAACGACTTGGCCACTGTCGGCGACGGTGCGAAGGCGGCGCAGAAATACTCAAATCACTCGAATACCGCGCGGGGCGTCATCGCCGAGCGGACATTCGGCAGCGTGGCCACGGGCGCGACCGTCGGACTCGGGCTGGCCACTCTTGGTAAGGCTCTGGCTGTGCAGGGAGGGGCGGGCTTGTTGCTTAGCTCCCCGCGCTTTGCGCGCTGGCTTGCTCGTGCGCCGGCGACGAAGGTTCCAATTCCCCAATATGTCGCGCGGCTTTCGAAGATTGCCGCTGCCGAACCAGCGGTCGCCAACGTCGTTCACCAATTCCAAGCCCGCCTTAGCGAGGCGATGACGTCAACTCCACTGGCCGCTCAGCAGGAAAATGATGTTGGGGAGCCAGTACCACAGGAATAAGAACTGAAGGACGCGCTTCACTTCGCGCAAAGGCTCTTTGCTTGCTCGGCTAGATCAAACCGCCCCTTTGACAGAGCCAAACTGATAGCCTGCGGGCATTGCCCAGCGATGATCATCTTGCCGAGCTTGGACAAAAGCTGGCGCTCTTGGAAATTGCGGATTTGCTGGCCGAACTCGGCTCCATCGGCAGCCCCTTGCTGGCGGGCCTGTTCCGGCGTCGGGGTATTAACATATTGGCTAAAATCAGCGCCTAAGTCTCTCTGCGACGGCGGCGTGATCTGATTGCACTGAACAACGGTCCCGACTGGGAAGCACGTCACCTGTGCTTGGACAGGGGTAGCTAGTAGAGCAACGCAAGCGAATACACGTTTCATGCCTGACCTTTAGCACCCCGCGCAAAGGTTCAAAAGCCCAAATCTCCCCGCTTCCGTAAGGTCGCGCCGGAAGGGCGAGCCTGTGCAGAAACTGACCAATCCCGTTCCGTTTTTCCTCGATGCGCGCGGCGACCTCCTCGACGGGGGTAGCATTTACGTCGGTGCGGCCAATCAGGACCCCGAGCTTCATCCCCTCACCGTCTACTGGAACGCGGCTCTGACCACGCCCGCCGCGCAGCCCTTACGAACGCTCGGAGGAATCATCGTTAACGGAGCGGTGGCCGGCTACGTCTATTTTGCGGACGGCGACTATTCCTTCCGCGTCAGAGATGCAGACGGCGTCCAGGTCACGAATATCACCTCGGCCGCGGCGCTCGCCGGCGTAGCGACAACCTATCAGCCTCTGAGCGCCAATCTTACGACGCTCGCCGGGACCACGACGACCGCCTATGGGCGCGGACTGCTCAATCTCGCCAACCAGGCTGCATTAAAGGCGGCGGTAGGCATCCCGGCCGCACTCCCGCTTTCTGGTGGCACTGTCACTGGCAACATCATCCGCAGCGGCAAGGGAGTGCACGCATATTTTGCCGATCCGGCAATGACCGGCGGCCGCATTTTCATAACCGCCGTGGGGGCTGCTGACCCGACGTCCCTGCCGGGCGATATTTGGCTGACTTACTAATGAGCGCCGTCCGGACCGCATCTCAACACTCGCTCAAGGGAATTGCCTTCCGCGACGCTGGCAACGTGCTCCGTACTGCAACGGCCGGGAAAGCGCGGGACGCGAGCAACGTGCTCCGTCCGGTCTTCGGTGTTTTGGCAGTCGGCCTGTCTGCAACGAGCGTCTTTGGAAACGTCAACAGCGGCGGCGCGATCGACATTACCACGCCGAGCGTAACAGCCACGCCGACGGGCGGCAGTGCTCCCTATACGGCGGCTTGGACGCAGACGGGCGGCGATACTTTCACCATCACCAATCCCTCGGCGTTAACCACCAGCTTTGTGGGGGTTGCCGTTGCTCCATCAACGGCCTCGACTGGCACTTTCGTCTGCACGATCACTGACGCATCCGGTCAGTCGATTGCCTCAGCTGTTGTAACCGCCAAAGCGCGCAATATCGGCACATCCGGCGGCGGTGTGCTTCCGTGAGCCGCTACAGCAGCCAAGCCACGTTCCAGAACGTGCCCATCCCGCATGTGTCGGTCTACGTCTACGATCAGGCCTATAACAGCTTGTCGGCGCTGTTCGATGACAACGCTTTACCGTTGCTCAATCCACTGACCACTGATGCCTTCGGGAACTACAGCTTTCACGCCCAGGATGGCCTGTACGACATCCGCTATGTGATTGGCGGCAAGACGATTTACCAGGAAGACGGTGTGCCCGTCGGGCCCGATTGGCGCACAGTGGTAAATCAGGCCTTGGTCGTTGGCCTTGCCGTTTCTGCGGCCGAAGCGGGTATTCTTTCTGCATTGGCCGGCACAACGCTAACGAGCGCCACTTTGGGAGCTGGCGATCGCACGATCTTAGCGGCGCTCAACCATACGCTTCTTCTGCCGGCCTACCTCACGGAAAGCGGGCGTGAGGGAATGTTTGCCTTCAGTAGCGCAAATTTAGCCGCGAAGGTAACGAGCGATCCTAACCAAGGCATTTATGTCGCCCCAGCCTCGGACGTTACCGGAGCAAGCGGGGCATGGGTTCGCAAATACAGCGGCCCGGCAAGCCTCAGTTGGTTTGGACCCGGCACCGCTGACGACACGGCCATTATCCAGTCGGCGTTTAACGTGGCCCAATCTGTCCTGTTCGGCGCCGCTACCTACATGGTCACCGGCTTTGTCATACCGGCAGGCGGCCAGCTCATTACCGCTGGCTTCGCTACGCTAATCAAACAAAAGCCGTTCACGCCTGCGGGCACGCGCATGATCAGCATGCAGAGCGGGTCGTCGATCGTGGGCGATATCTCGGTCGAAGGTCAGCTCGGCCAGGCCGGTGACACGACCGGCGAACAAAATCACGGCATTTTCATCTACAATGATGCCGCGGCAACCAGCGACTTGGCCAATGTCCGCATTGGTAATGTTCACGGCCAGAACATCCGCGGCGATATCGTATCAATTGGCACGCATCCCACGGCCTACGGCGCCGGTTATCGCGTCCTCAACACCACCGTAGGCGCGGTCTCCGGCGACAATATCTATCGCATCCCGCTGTCGATCATCGGTGCCTTCACTGTTCGCGTGACTAGCATCGAATGCACCCGCGTCGGTCTTTATGACTTCGACATCGAGCCGGATGCCGGGAGTGGCCCAGTGGTCGATGTCGAGGTTGGCCGCATCAAGGGCAGCTATATTGGGTTGGTAAATGCCGGGCCGGCGACAGATTTTCTTGACAATATCCGCATTCGTCAACTCGACCTCGACCGCAACTTTTCAACCGCCAGCTCGCCGGCTTATCCGGGCGCGCACTTTTACCCCGACGCGGTCATTTTCCGCAATCTTAAGTCCGCGCGGATCGATGAGATCAACGCCAATAATTACAACGGGCAGGCAGTTTTTCAAATTTACAACGGCGGGGAACTGGTCCCGCAGCGGCTAAGAATTGGCCGGGCCAAGCTGACCAACATTTGCCTGACCGATACGACGTATCATTCCTTCATCGAGGGAGGGCCTGGCGTTACGCAGTTGATCATCGACGAGGAGCTGAAGGCTACCACCACACTTAATACCCATGTGATCGTACAAGACTGCGATGGTGCGCAGATAAACAACCCGACGTTTGCTGGTCCCGCGTCGGCATGGCGCGGCTTCAAGGCATGTCCGGGCGCGCGGGTGAACAACATCCAGCAGGTTAATGGGTACGGTGCGCTCGGCTGCGCCGGCATTCGCTACACCCACGGCTCGTTCAACGGCGACACGTTCTTCAGTTTCTCCGACGATTCGGCTTCCTACGATGTCAGCGTGACGGCTTCTTCGGCTCCGAACACCGGCGGCAACGGGGTCAAGCTCTACGGCGGATCGATCAACGGCGTGCGAAACACGTTCACCTATTACAACGGTGGCGCGACGCTTCATTCGATCGACGGCCTCGGCGTTGCTACCTTCTATGAGGCGCACGCGACCAGTAAATTCCAAGGCGCTCTTTACGACAATAGCGGCAACCAAGTTGTGAGTAGTCGCGGAGCGCACATCGCTCATGCAACCGGCGCTGCCGGCGGGACGCCCACAGGGGCGGAATTCAACCAAAACGCCAATGCGCTTAACTCGCTCCTTACGTTTTTTGAAGGCTGGGGGGCACTCACGCCATGACCAACGACCCTATCGCAGAAGCAATTGCAGCCATTGATGAGCGCTGGCCCGAAGCGGTCGAGCGCGCAAAACAATGGCAGCCCGGCATGATGCGCTCGGTGTGGACGATGCCGATTGAGCGCCTGGTTCAAGATCGGGAACATGTGATGCGTGAGCTTGGCGTTGATCCATCTCCGATCAAACCGCCGAAGTCGATGGGCGCCGACGCCGACGAAAAGGCGCTGCCCGAGCATGTGCGCGCCGCCTATCGCCGCGGACGACATCTCCACACCCGCATGCAGTCTGCATACGGGCAGCATCAGCGCAAGGCGCAGCGTCGAGGCGACAGTGAATGACCCCAACACTCCCCGACATGCGCCGGGTGGCGAAGTGAGTTCGCATGATTAGCGTCTTCGGCCTCCAGCTTGGGACCGTTTTCCAAGGGCTTCTCGTCGCCATTGTTTCGGCACTGGGGGCGCTCGGCATTTGGTATATCCGGGGCTGGCCCGACCGCCGCCGTGCGTCGAACGAAACCACCGCCATGACCGCCAAGATCGAGGAGGACTTGCGCGGCGAGGCGGCGGAACGATTTCGCGAGTTCCGGCTGGAAGTCCACGCGCTTCGGAACGAGCTTCAGGCTGTTCGTGGCGAACTCCAAGCCACGGCCACCAAGAGTATGCGTCGAGGGGATAAATTGAACATGGTCCTCTTCATCCTTCGAATGGTCATGGACGAGCTTGCCGCGAAAGAGCCGAAAAACAAAATCCTCGCCCAAGCCCGGACGCTGCTCAGTCGCGTCGAGGACGAGCCTCATCAGGAGGACAACAGCGATGCCCTGAATGCCGCCGAGGAAACGGTGGACAAGGCCAACGCGACGGTCCGCCAGGTTAAGGCCGACGAGGCGAAAAAGTGACCGTCATAACCTCGCCCCGCAAGGCCAGCGCCAAGTGTCTCGACCTCATCAAGAGCTTCGAGGGCTGCAAACTGGCGGCCTATCCCGACCCCGGCAGCGGCGGCGATCCGTGGACGATCGGCTGGGGATCAACAGGCCCGGACATCAAGAAGGGCGTCGTCTGGACGCAAGCGCAATGCGACGACCGCCTTGCTGCCGACGTCCAGTGCTTCGCGCTTCAAGTGGACAAGCTGATTGGCCCGGTCTCGACGACGCAAAGCGAGTTCGATGCCCTGACCAGCTTCGCCTACAATCTCGGCGCCAGTGCTTTAGCGGGTTCGACCTTGTTGAGGATGCACAAGGCGGGCCGTCATTCGGAGGCGGCGCAGCAATTTCTCCGTTGGGACAAGGCTGGCGGTAAAGTCATGCGCGGGCTGACCCGCCGACGCCAGGCCGAAGCCGCGCTTTATACGAACGCGCCGTGAAGCTCCCCGTCATCCGCAACCCGATCCGTGGCTTTGCCGCGCTGATCGTCGCTGTGATTGCCATCTACGTCATGTGGATGGGCTATCGGCTCAATGACGTGCTCTCAGGGCCGGGCTGGTGCCGCACGGCGCTAGGGGCGGAGAAGGTCAGTGCAACCGATGGCACGATCAAGGGCCTCGATGCTTGCGTGGACCTCCTCAAAATCCAGCTCGGCTCGCTGTCGGTGAATAGCCACATTCTGTTCGGCGTCGTCGCGCTATGCCTTCTCACCCTGATCACCATCGTCATCGCTGGAGGCCACGTGTCGCTCGACGCGAGCAAGACGGGCATCAAGGCGGACATCGGCAAGGATGCGCCAGTCGCCGCCCAGGCCGTCGCCGACAGCGCTCAGGAAACCGCCGACGTCATCAAGGACCAGACGCCGTGAGGGAAATCGTCATCAGCCTCGTCTTGGCTGGCGCCGCGGTGCTGGCCGCGCTGTGGCTCGAGCGCGCCGGCGCCCCGCTGCCGATGGCGATCGACGCCGACTTTCCGGTGTGCGTGACCGTGAAACCTGCGCCGCTGCTTCGCGGACCCAAGGGACGCATGGATTACCGCACCGGCGGGCGCTTTAATGACAATGGAGAAACATGATGCCCGTTTTCGCTGGCCTTGGTCTCAAAGCGCTCGGCTTCCTCAAGCGCGTCCCGCCAATGGTCTGGGTCGTGCTCGCGGTCGCCGCCGTGCTCCTGTTCGTCATCCAGGATCGCAACAAGTGGAAGGCGCGGGCGGTCAGCTACAACGCTGAAGCCGCCGCGTCCTATGAGGCGACCAAGCTGGCGAGCACCAACCCCAATCTCGCTCGCAAGGACACGGTGAAGCAGATCGCGCTTCTCGGCCAGGCCATCGGCAATCTCAAAGGGGCCATCGCGCACCAGAACGCGGCCGTGGCATTGCTCGGCAAGCAGACGGTCGAGCAGCGCAACGCCGCCGCTGAGGCCGTCAGGAGCGCCGCACAGCGCGTTTCCGAGGCCAAGGCCGTCAGTGCCCGCTTGGCCGCCTCCTCGCGCGCTGGCGGGCGCGTGGGCGCGTGTGAGCCGTCCGATGCGCTGAAAGGACAATGGAAATGAGCGTATATTCGCCGCGGCCGCGCACGAATGCCCGGGTTCCGCAGTTTTCCGCCAAGGGTTTATTTATTTCGTTCGCTGCGGCGGCCGGACTATCCGCCTGCACAACGCCTGCCGTGGTCAAGGATCGCATCGTGGAAATTAGGGTGCCGGTCGCGGTCGTCGCAATCACGCCGGACCAAGTACCGATCGCCCCGCCTCCGCTGGGTCCGCGTCCGCAATCCCTATCCGCAGCCGCCGATGCCTTGCTGGCGGCGCATTGCCAGTTCGTTGCCTATGTGCTGGTGGCCGATCCGCTTTTGCATATCAGCGCCGGCGAGAAGGCGGTGGCGCTCAATTATCCCGAGTGCGCGAAGCGCTAGTCACTCTCACTCCGCTGCTTTGAGTGCGGCGATAGCCGCGCGGGCAGCGCGGCGTAGATCGGCAACACTCAAAACCAGTAATCGTCTATTCTGCGCGTAGGCTCGAAGTCCTTGGTATATCGGCTCGATGTCGTCCAAGCCATCTGACGGCGCGGCCTCTCCGGTTCCGTATAAGACATTGTGATCTTCCTCCATCGCCTCGCTCGGCTCGCTTGCTGGCGGGACGCGGGTGTTCCAGTGGGCGATTGCCTTGGCCGGGTCGTAATTGAACGGCCCTAGCGCCCCACACGCTAGACATTGACCACGGCTTTTGTCCGTTGGCCAGATCCCCTTGCCCCCGCAAAACGGACACGGCTTGAGCGCAGCTTCTCTATCGTTGGACATGACTAGTGCCTCGCCTCACCAAGTAGCTCTGTTAGGTCGATGGTCAGCCCGTTTTCCAAAGTGGCGAACAGTCGGTCGTTAATCCTTTGGAGCGCAGTTACGGCGTAAGGGAATGTCATTAGAAAATCGCCCGTCCTCTTCTCAATCTCGGGATGCCAGAGATCAGCTTCTCTATCGTTGGTCATTGATCGGCCTTAGTCGATTGTTTCTTGGCTGGGTGATCGGTTGTGGCCGAACATTCCTCATCAACGCGAACGAGCGAAATCCGCCAAGTTACATCGGCATTATCCGGCAAATCGTGATAGGCAACATAAGCATTTCTCACACGACTGATAGCCTCCTCAAGCGCCCCGAGCGCCGAACGGTTTGCACGACACAGCGGCGTAATAAATTGGATGCTCACTGGAATATCAGTCATTTCTCATCCTCTTGTTGGGCGCGAGCGCGGAGTGTGGCGGCGCATAGGGCTAGGGCGGGGGTTGCGGCTTTGGCTTGCTTGCCGGTGAGCAAATCACGCCGCTCGTCAGGCCATACCCAAGCCGTGCCATCGTCGAACACGCCCCAAGTCCACCCCTCCGGCACCAGCGTCATCGCGGCGTCGATTGAGGCGGTGTAGCGATATAAACCGAACCTTGGTATTGCGCTCTCTATAAGCGCATCCAATTCCCTGTCCGGTCCCGTCGCAGCTTCGCACCGCGCAGCCAGCTCGGTCAGCTTGTTGGCGAGTGGTTCGAGGTCATCAATGTTGTGCTTCATGGTCATTCCTTTCGGCTCCATGCTGGGGTGCAAGTCACAAATCCTCGGGTGCCAAAACACAGTTGGCATGGTCTAACGGCTGTAACTGCGGCACTCGGTTCGCGGCCACTTCCTCGGCAGCGCGGGCAAGGCACATAGATGCTCATTGCTGGCTCTTGACTTTGGCGAGGGCTGCGGCAAGGTCGGCAATCACATCGCCCGGCAGGTCAATCGCAACGGTTGGCCCCATCTGCCAATGACCGCCTTCGCCTACAAACTCTGGTCCGCGCACCGTCAGCTTGTTGCCGGTCAGGTTCACATATTGCGGATAATGCTTGTAAGCGCCCGTTCCCGGCGTCCACGCGAAATCGGTCATCGCGCAATCCTTGTGACTGACCGCTTGCTGCCAAACGGGCCTCGACTATTGCATGGCGCGCAGGCCGTAACTGTTGGCCCCCACACACGGTCGCACTTCGGGCAAACCCAAGGCGCTGGGTTCTTTTCACCAATCATTGCTGGCTCCTGACTTTGGCGAGGATGGCGTTGATTTGCGCCAATACCGGGCTGCTTCCGCTGTAGCCGTGTGTCTCGACTAGCAGTTTACGGGCGCGTTCCAGCGCACCCACAAGCTCGGTGATTGTGGCGGCGGCTTCGTGGGCCGTGGTTTCATCCGCGCGGCACTTTCCATAGCTGGCAATCCACGCCGCCTCGTCGTGCAACCGCTCGACCAGCGGCGGCCCGTCTTGGTTACTTTGGGGCATGGAGTTAGCCAATTCAGGGTTAGCCAATTTGCCGGGGCCGGAGGGCGCTGGAACGGTCACATCGGCTGGGTTAGCCAATGACTTATCGTTGATATTGGCGGATTTCCGCCCTCCCGTAGGGGTCACCATATTTGCTCTTTTCTGCCGCTCATTCGAGGTTAGCCAAAATGGGTTAGCCAAAGTTCACTTCTGTTCCTGCTCCCACGACACGATCCTGGCGACGATCGACGACGCCAATCGGGCCTGGTCCGCGCCGCGCGAATAGGTGGCGACTTCGGCGTCGTGCTCCCAACCACCGATCGCCTTCAATTGCTGCTGCGTGGCGTCGAGCTCGGCGGCGCGGCGAGCGATCGCCTTCCGCAGCCCATGCGCACGGCATTCGTCCGGCAGGCCGGCGGCGATGCACCAGTCGCGGAAGCGGTTGCCAAACCCGTCAACCGAAAATGGCTTGCCCCACTGGGTCACAAGCAGCGTTCGGATCCCCACAGTCGGCATGGCCGTGATCGCGGCCTTCAACTGCGGCGCGAGCAGCATCACCATCGCCTTGCCGCCCTTGGCCGCGCGCCACTCGATCCGATCTCCCTTGATATGCTGGGGCCCAAGCCGCGATGCGTCACCGCGGCGCTGGCCGGTCCACAGCATGATTTCCAGCGCCAGCCTCGCCTTGGTGCCGAGTTCATGCTTGGCGCGGTATCGCGCGATCTCTTCCTCGGTCCAGGTGTGGCGCGTCCCGCGCTTGCCGCCGGCGCCATCGGCCAGGTCGGCGGGGTTGGTGATGATCCACTCCATCTTGACCGCGAACCGGAACAGCCGCTTGAGCTGCTTGTGCAAGGCGCGCGCCGCTTCCGGGCCGCCGACGATGCGCTTGCCGACGGTCCGCTTGGCCTTCTTGGTCATCAGGATCGCTTCAATGTGGCGCGGTTTGCAGTTCACAACCTGGTCGCGGCCGAACTCATCGCGGAACGCCTCAATGATCCGGCGCGCGATCGCCTGGCGCTTGTCGCCCGCGGACGTGAAGGCCGCGCTGCGGTAGTAAAGGCTGATCAGCTCATCGAAGGTGCCGGGCATGAAGCGCGGCTGCTTGATGACAGGCGGCGCCGTCTTGGCAGCTTCCAGGGCCTGCTTGAACGCCGGGCTGTTATAGGGCCCGGGCAGGGGCTGCACGACCTCGCCCTTCCGATAGCGGAAGCGCTCTTTCCCGTGGCGGTCAAAGAACGCCGAGACATATTTAGGCAGGTGGCGCTTCCTCATCGGCCTAGCACCCGGTCCAGTGGATTCGACCAGTCGTTCGCCGCTTCCCGGGGACCAGTCAATAGGCGGATCGTTCCATTCGGCATAATTTCGGCGCCCGCCACGCTCACGCCAGCCTTCTCAAGCGCCTTGATCGCGCGAGTGATGTCGGCCTGCGAAAAGCGGGCAGTGCGTGTCACTGGACCGTCGCTTCCTGGCCAAGCTCCAGCGGCGTGAATTGAGGATGCTTGTTGGCCATGTGCCGCGCGAGCTGCTGGAATGTGCGGTTGCAGCACGGGCAGACGCCAGCCTTTGCGCGCTTGGTTATGCGGGTGGCGTGGCCCTTGTAGCCGTTCGCGCGATTGCGCTCGCGTGTGGCGCGGGCATCAGCTTCGGCATAGTCGTCTTGCCACATTGCGACGCGCTGTTCCGCAGACTGCCGCCGCCGCCGCTCTTCGTCTAGCTGTTCCCGGAGCTTTTGGGCCTCGCTCTTGCCGGTATATGTTTGAGAGTGGCCGTTCGGGCAGTAGAATGTCCGCTTGTCCGCTAGCCGCTCTTTCTGAAACTCCTCCGCCATCGCGTAGAGAATGCCGCAGTTTGAGCAAGTCTCAGTAGTCAGATTGCACTTCCGCTGAATTACAAGCGTTTGCAGGCGAAGGTCGTCAGCCATTACCGCCAAGCCCGCCGCCGCACGTCCGGCAATTCCACCGGCCCGCGCCTGTCGCCCGCGATCATCACGCCAGCCCAGTCACGCGCCCTGATTTCAGCGCGCCAGTTAGCGTAAATGTCCACGACGGCCGGCTCGCTGGCGACGAGGTGAAGGGCGGCTTTCATGCCGCTTCCTTCGCCTTCGCCGCTGCCTGCTCGGCTTTGATCTCGGTCTTCCGCTTATCGGCCGCGATCTCGACGCTAGCGCCCATTGCATCCGGCATCGCTTCGATATCAGCCTGGTGGCGCGAGTGGATGCTGTTCACGTCGATCACCGCGTTGGCCGCGTTGATCTCGGCGATGATCGCGTCCGCCTTCGCCTGGGCGGGCTCGACGTCGTTGGTGTTCGTGTCCTCGGCGTCGTCAGGGCCGATCTCGCCGGTCTCGGGGTCGGCGTTCTCGCACATCGCCTTAAGCCGTGGCAGTTCGTCGGCCAGCGCCTTGCGAGCGTCCTTGCCAATGCCCTGCCATGCAGCGGCCAGAGCGTCGGCGTTGCCTGGGCCGGCAATCTGCTCAAGCTCGGCGAGGGCCGCGGCAGGGTCGGGCTCGGCCTTCGTGATCGGCGTCAGGTCCCGCGCCCGCTGCGCTTGTGGCGTCGGCGGCGTGTCATTGGCCGGCGCATTGTCGAAGTCGCGCACCTCCTCGGGGACGTAGAGCCCGCTGGTGGCGTTCGGGTAGACTGTCCTGACGCCTTCGCTAACCACGCGCGAGCGGAGCATTTGACGAGGGTATTGCTTCCACATGGCTTTACCACCAATCCCAGCCTTAACCGCCCGCGCCATCGTCCAGTTGATCGTGACGGTGCCGCCCTGCGGATGCGAGAAGGTGGCGTCGGCGCATTCGTCGTCGAGCCGGTTCCAAACGACCTTGCCGCCGCCGCCGATGAAATCGCGCAGCATGGCTTCGGCCTTCTTGGCGGGCTTGCCTTGGATCAAATCATAATCGCGGAACACGACCGCCGGGTGTTGGCCTTCGGCTTGTGCCAACATGCATAGTGTCAGGACCGCATAGGGGTCTTTCGAGCCGAACAGCCCGCCGCGGGCGATCGCGGTTGCGATCTTCTCGACTTCGTTGAAGCCAAACACCGGCACGACCGGCTGGCCTATGATTGCGACTTCGCTACCCATTATGCTTCTCCTTTGGATTTGCCGACTATTTTCGTGATGGTGGCGCGGCCCCATCCCAAGTCGCGGGCGATGCTCCCTGACTTCTCGCCATCAGCGTGGCGGCGGATAATTTCTTGGCGCTCTTCGGCGCTGACGATCTTCCGCGCACTATAGGCATGGACGATGTTGCGCCGTCCGCTCGCCCGCACAGCTTCGCTTATTTTGTGAAGCCCATTGGCAAAGGCGTGTCGCTGATTCTCGCGTGGAGTTACCCATTCAAGGTTTTCAGGCCGGTTGTTCGTCTTGTTCCCGTCGATGTGATTTACGTGGCGGCCCGACGGCTCGCCATGAAAGGCCGTTGCGACAATGCGGTGGACCAGCATGGTCCGTTTCTTGTCGCCAAAGGCAATGGAGACTTTCTTATAGCCGTTCCGCAGGGTTCCTTGGGCCAGCGGCCGCCACGTCGAGCCCCATCGACCAGTGCCCCACACGGAGCCATCCGCGCCGACCCGATAACGCCCATCAGTGCCAGAAACCTCATGCTGCATCGGAGGCTCCATCAAAGTAGAGCCGCAACGCTCCTCGTTTATCGCGACGAAATTCAACGCCCGCGCCGAACGCCTTGGTCACGTCAGGCTCGATTAGCTCTTTGATCGCCTTCTTCGCGGTCTCGTGGCGCTCATGTTGAAGGCGTGTTTCGATCAAGTCCGCCGCGTTGGAGCACCAAGAATTGGAAGCCGACATATCGACCTCTTTCACGCCGACCGGCTTTGGCGTCGGCTCAGCTTCCACGGCGCAAGGCGGCTTGCCGGTGCGAACGCATTCCCAGAACGCTTCCTCGGCGGCGATCAAGCGCGCGGCATAATCGGGGTCGACGAGATATTCGAACATGACCCAATCGCCGTTGCCTTTGAAGGCGGACAGGAACGCGACCTTGGCCCCGGTGCAGATGCAGTTATGCGTCAGCTGCGGCACATAGCGCGCGAAGATTTCCGCGTCGGTCGAGCGCGTTCCAGTGTGCTTCGCCTCGAACACAGCGCCGCGATCGGCGATCCAGCCGTCCAGGGTGCAGCGCATGAACGCTGGCCCCTTGGTGCAGTCGGGGAGGTCCATGCACTCGACCGCAAGGCCCGTGTTCTTCTCAAACCAGGCGACATTCAGAGCCTCGGTGAATGAGCCCATCTGGACTGCGAGAATGTCGCTCAAGTCCTCGGGCTCGGCCTCGCCGCGCTTCTCGCGCCAGAGACGGAGCAGGCGCCTCTCGTCGCCGCTCATTATTGTGTTAGCGTCAGACCCGCCGAGCGCGTTCTTGCGAAGCGCCAGTTGCTCGGCGCTAAGGCCGAGGGTGGAAAGGAGCGCGTTCATGACTCACATCCGCATTCGTAGGTCGCCTCTCGACACACGGGACAGGCGCCGAACATCTTCAACCGCAAGCAGCGGGCGGTGACGGGCGGCACGGTCAATTCCTCGACCAGTCCGGCGATGATCGGCTTGCCGGCGCGGATGGCCTCATCGGCGACGACCTCGAAGTGACGGGCGTCGGTCATGCCGCGCGTCCTTGCAGCGGGTCGCCGTGCGTCTCCGTTAGCCCTTCCGCCCCGACCCATTGATCGGCGTGGCGTAGGCACAGATAGTCGTCACCTAACTCGGCAACCGCGTCCTCTTTGCAGAAGTAGCAAGTGGCATCGACGCCACCGCAACCGTCGCAATCGCCGCAGCGGATTTCATATGGCTCGCCAGCGTATGCCTCACCGGCGTAAGCGCGGAACTCCTCGACAGTGCCGGAGCCGTCGCAGGTTTCGCAGGGGCGTTTCACAACACTAGTCCCGCGTAGGCGCCGACAACAATGCCAACGAGCAGCACGGTCACGGCCATGGCGAAGAGGAAGGTCAGGGTCTCGCCGTTGAGCCGCATGAACAGTGTGAGCCGCTCCATGCGGATTGGCGAATTATGCGAGGGGATGAGGCGGAAGGCGGGCGCGTAGTCAGCGGGCGGTTCGACAATGCGGAGATCGGGGCGGGTCATGCCGACACCTGTTCGGTTGCGGCGCACATCCGCTCGATCAACGCGACCGCCGATAGCTGCAATTCAGCGACGGTGGGCGCGAGTTTCTTTTTAGCGGCGGCCCAAGCGGCGGCCCTAGCGGCGGCCCCAGCGGCGTCCCTAGCGGCGGCAGCATTCTTTCTTGCCGCCTCAATCGGGCCGCGAATGCTCGGCACCTGGGCCATGTCGGTGATTTCCGGCAAGTTCGCCAAGGCATCGGCATTGGCGCTCAGTCCCTCCAAGCGAAGCCACGCGACCGTATGCGTCCGCACCAGCCAGTCGGCGGCCATAAGCGAGCGGCGCTGTTCGAGTTCGGGCGATCCCCGCGTCCCGCCCACCTTGGGCCT